GATTTCTGTTCGCCCAGTCGAATATACGTTTTATTTCTGTGTGTTCACGTTTATCAATTTCGCGCATAAGTCTGATTTCATTTGCCCATTTGTCAGAATTTGGCGATTTTGCATTCGGGTTTAATATCCTTATTTTTTCTTCGATATATTTAGCCAGGGAAAAATCGTCGTTTGAGAATTTATTTCTCGAACTAAGGTTTTTTGTCTCTATATTTGTATTTGTATTTGTATCTGCATTGGCTAATTCTGCTAACTGTGAACTATCGTTATCTTTTGTTAACTTTTGTTTACTTCTCTTTTCTCGCATATAGTTACGCATATATTCGCGTCGATCTTCTTTTGTTCGCAGGTCTCGATAGTATTTGTGATTCACGATCCGCCAGCCCCAAGCCCTATGATCGTCAATACGGACTATTCGCTTACCTTCCTCGTCAGGGGTTCTCGATTGCACGTCAGGCGCTTCCAGGACAGTCACGCCGTGTTTAATGTGTTCTTGTGGTATACCAGTTCGCCGGGATATTGCGCCGACAGTCATATCTAATATGCCGTCTGAATCGCACAATATAATCATTTGCTGAAATGTGATAAGGGCTCGCCAGTCTTCTACCAGCGTCCCATCATAGATAGACTCGAACAATTTACCGTACATGTGTCACCGTTAATTATTGTTAGCACTAACAAGATTAACAGTAACAAGTGATTAATCAACGTTTATTGACATTTTTTAGGTATAGAATTAGTATGTGTTTTCTCAGGTTGAACGGTGTTCCCCAACACCAACCTTAAAGCCCCTTCCTCATGGGGCTTTTTTATTCTCTCATTAAGGCTGTAGAGTATCTTTTATTTCAAGTATCAACTTATAAACTTTTCTTGCTTCTTCAACGCTTCGTATATTTGCTGTGTGATATTTCCAGCCAAGTTGTTCAGTTAACTTTGCATACAGCACACCACGTTTAATTTTTCCTGTTTCCCATAACGGATCTAGAATTCTGTGGATGTATTGTCTTGCATTTTTTAATTCTTTGGATGGGATAATGCCTAGCGGATTAGTCGGATTGTTTGTCTTGTGATGACAGCCGACATAATTACCGCATTGATCACATTTCCAGAACGGCAGATCGTACAAGTCTTTTCGATGTGGGTAGATTTCTTCCCCATTCGTAAGCCTTGCGTTTACCTCTTTCTGGCACTCTGAACAAAATATATACTTAATGTTCATGTGCTTAATTAGGCTGTAGAGTGCCTTTTAATTCTTTGCTGCAATCAGGACAAATCAGGCCACCTGCGTTACCTGATGGTGTATATCTCCTGTCGGTAATATGCGTCCATCCTGAATCTATTGCATGTTTTATGGAATAAAATTCAGGTATAGCTTTATCTTTATTGACTCTGCAATGTCCGCCATAACATTCATAAAGCATATGGCTATCGCCAATATAAACAATCATTGAGTTTCGTTCGTTCATGTGCTTGGTGGTCTGATTTATTTCTGAAGTTTCTTCACCAGCTCACCCGGATCGATGCCCAGCTTGTACAGCTTGCCGGCTGACGCATCCGTGATCTGCCCAGTCTTAATCATGCGCCAGATCAAAGTGCGTGAAATCCCTGTCTGCTTGGCTGCATCCTTAAAACTACCGAACACGCGGAGAAAATTCGCCTCGATAACCTGGCTTCGTGCTTTCAGTGGGTGCTTTTTTTTCATTTCACGCTCGCTTTTTTGTTTAGTTTCTTGACATTTGTGCTTGTACGTTTACAATATAAACCATATTACAGGTTTATTCAATGAGGTTTATAGTGACTACCCACACTTTTGAAACGGATATCGAGATCACAATTTGCGGTGAACTCAATACTATTAAGGTGAATGTAGAGTATCAATATTTCCCAGGATGTGCCGCTCGACTTGAGTCCAGAACAGGTATCCCCATTGAGCCTGCAGAAGCGCCAGACGTTGACATAATATCAATACGATATGACAGAACAGGTCTTAGTGATGAACAAATCAAGGCAATAGAAACTGAAATCATACTCAACCAGGAATAATTAAATGAAATTCTATCGGGGTAAATTCAAAATACAAGGACCCGCTCGCGTCTATATTTATGATTCGAATTACAAACCTGTGATCCGTGTGCTCAATCCTCGCCACGATATTGTCAACCATTCCCCGGATGGGTTCGCTTGGGGATATGAAGGATCTGGACCGGCGCAGCTTGCATTTGCACTTCTGTCCGATCACTTACAGGATGATGTTCATGTATTAGCTATTTACCAAATTTTTAAACGGATATTGATCGCCACTTTACCCGCTCACGAAGACTGGAAGCTCACACCAAAAACGATTGACAGATATGTTTATATTTGCGACGCTATGATCGCATCGACACATAATCACGTTATCGATTTAGATCAGTTTTCATCGCTACTTAACACCAGGAGATAATTAAAGTGCCAGACAATATACCCATAAAAACCGATCCAGATCCGAGTAGATTTAAAATAGGACAGGATTCAGATGGATGTTTATATCTTGAATATGGAGAAGATCAAGAAATGGATCTAGTGTTTGTTTCTGCTGCTGTGAATGGCGATCCATTTCTTGAAGAGCAAAGGAAAATGTTACAGTTTATTTTACGCGCCATTAAAAATAATCAAAAGGAATAACTATGCCGACTAAACATGAAAAAAGCGAGCTTGAAGTAGTCTTGCGTAAAGTCACCAACAAGTTCCCCAAGATCCGCGCTAATCCTGATCTCAAGTTCGTCCAAGAAATGAATTTTTTAATGGCGCACTTGAAAAGAAATCCAAGCCTGCGAGACTGTACGCTTGATTCATTACAAGACGCGCTATTACAGTCTGCCAGTTTCGGATTATCATTAAATCCGGTCATGTCTCAGTGTTACCTGATACCACGTCGGTTACAAAGAGGAAATAATAATTCGCCCATGATTGCCTATGCATCACCAGGATATCGCGGCCTACTGGATCGCGCGACAGACTCAGGCGCAATACTTTGGCCGAAAACTGATGTAGTTTACCAAAAAGATATATTCAGAGTTCGTGGTACATCACAAGAGCCGCTTCATGACTTTGATGTGATGAAACCACGCGGCCAGATTGTCGGTGCCTATGTGTATGTCAAGACGCTGGACGGCGCATACCTGACAGAATGGATGGGTGTTGATGAAATCGAAGCGGCGCGAAAATGTTCAGAGGCGCCGAACTCATTAATGTACAAATCGTTCTACCCGGAAGCCTGTAAGAAAATCGTGATCCGCCGTGCCTGGAAACGCTGGCCGCGTAAAGCCCAGGAATTCCTGATGCCGCTTATTGAGCAGCTCAATACCTATGAAGGTTTTGTCGATGATCAGGGCGTCGCCCAGGTTATGATCAACAATGATCAAGTTAACCAATTACATGCCATGCTAACCGATGGAGGCCTATTACCGGAAATAGCGGATCGCTGGTTACATCGCGCCGCACAAACACAGGGCGCATTAAAAATAGAGGAGTTGCCTGTCGCAAAATTCAATGATGTTGAAACCCTGCTGGCTGAAAAATTACCGGTTGCATAACATGGAACAACAATCACAAGAATGGTTTTTAGCGCGACTCGGGAAACTCACTGCCTCTGAGTTTAAGCGACTACGCACACCCAAGAGCCGCGCCAGCTATGCCCGGAAAATCCGCGACGAGCTGGAAAAACTCGAAGCCATTGCACACGGTCAGGATATTGAGTTGGGATCCTCGTTTTCCTCTGCCCCGACTGACTGGGGTAACGAGCAAGAGCCAAAAGCATTCGCTATGTATGAGTTTATCCATGATGTAGATATGCAGCGTGTGGGCTTCGTGGAGCATCCTGATCTGCCATTTGTCGGTTGCTCGCCAGACCTGTTAACCCCGGACGGGCATGGCGGCGTAGAAGCTAAATGCCCCTACGATGAACAAATTCACCTGACCACGTTAACCGCCGGGCGTATGCCAGACGAACATATCTACCAAGTACAGGGCCAGATCTGGATCTGCGATCTGGAATGGGTCGATTTCATTTCATTTGACCCGCGCCGTGAATTATCTCGTAAATATTTTGAACACAGGGTCTATCGCGACGAGCGTTTCATTGCTAAACTAGAGGCAGACGTAATGGCTTTTTGGGAGTTCGTTTTATCTGATAAAGATATCGAGCCCGATATTGTTAACGGGGAAATCCCTGTTCTTTTTTAACTAGTTTAGGTTTGCTGGTTGAACAGTGGTCATGAACAGGCTAGACCACTTAAATATAACAATCTGGTTGATAGCCTAACTATCATGTTGTAGCAACCAGCAAACCGCCTTATTAGGATAGAGTAATGGGAAAAGGAATGCATCTTTGTAGCTTTAGTTGCACAGCAGCAAATTTAAAAAAATCTCTGAGAAATGAGAACGGCGTATTATATGCTCTTAAGCACTATCCGCTAATCAGTACATTTGATATGTCAGAAAAACCGTGGCTCCGGAATATAATTGAGGCATTAGAAAAAAAAGGTTTCATTAAAAAAGAAAAAGAACCATATCCGTGGCACAGATGGTCATTAACTGCGGAAGGTGAAAAATTAGTTTAACAGTTTATAGGGCAGTGGCGGAATGGATAATAAAATAAATATACGTTTTGATGTTAAGGGATGGTCAAAATATGGATTTGTGGATCCGCCACTACTCAGGAGGGGTGTAATTGAAGTGGAAATTGAATATCCAGTTAATACGTTAATTGACGATGGGACGAAACCTATAAATGATAAACATGGGATAGTGATACAGATGTATGCAACTGGCATGATGGATGCTAATTATAATGTGCCTATATACGCATTCGATTGATAAACTCAATCCTGCCTGCCCTACCATTAACAATAGGAAGAACACGATGAGTCGAGCATTTGACGCAAAGAAGCACGCATTAGCCGCATATCCAGAAGATAGGGCGAAGGCGGTGGATTTATTTCTTGATTACTGTGAACTTAACGAGAGTGATTTTCAGTATGAATTTAATGAAACACCAGAACAATATATTTTCGGAGATAAAAAAGACGATTAACAGATTATGGGGTGAAGCTGAAAAGGTGCCTAATCGTAACAACCTGAATAATGCGCAATAGTTACGGCCTACGAGGATAATATTCACAGTGGATCGCCACCCATTACAGGAAAGAGAAATGAAAAAAGTATCAAGGTTTGAATATGAAATCGACAAATATATAAACGAAAATATAAAGCCTGTCGATATGGATAATATAACATGCTTGAGTGCTGATGATGAGCAGAAGCAAAGAGTTGAGTACCTAGAAAGCTCCGCTTTTAAACTATTGTCTCGAATAAAGACAAAATAGCATACCATTAACAGGAGAAAAACTAATGTCACAAATTATCTTAAACCAGGAAACCGTAGAAAACGGATCGCTCGCTAAATTCGGCGAGGATTCCAAAAACCTCATCGAACAGTGCGGCCGTGTAGTTGTCACCGATCAAGAATCATTCGGCGCGGTCGGCGATCTGGTCAAAATCGGCCGGACAAAATTAAAAGTGATGGACGAAGCTAGGCTCGCCGAGACAAAAAAACCGCGTGATTATGTGTCGTGGTTAAATAAACGATTCAAGGCGCTAACCGATCCGCTCGAAACAGCACTCACTCAGGCCGGCAACAAAGCTGCAGCATGGGCCAAAGAGGAGGAAAAACGCCGCCAGGAAGTCGAACGAAAAGCCCGCGAGAAAGCGGAAGCTGAGGCCCTGGAACTGGCCGCTAAAAAAGAGGCCGAGGAAAAGCTTGCCCGCGAAGCCGCTGCAGAGGCCCAGAGACAGGCCCAGGCCGCCCAGGACGCCGCCGACGCTGCCCAAGCCGCCGCACGTGCCGCAATACGTAAAGGCGAGGAAGCCGAGGCCGAGAAGCAGGCACAAGCCGCCAGAGAGGCCCAGGACGCCGCCCGCGCTGCCAGGGATGCCCAGGACGCCGCCCAGGAAATCGCCGAGACACACGCCGCCGAAGCTGAGCAAGTGCTTGAGGTCGCCGCTGAGGCACCCAGAGCCAATACTACAGTCAGAAAGGTCCGGGGTACCTATGGCAGCTCTGCCGGTATCCGTAAGACGCTGAAATATGAGATTGATGATCTGTATCAGCTTGTGATGGTCTTTCAAAAAGCGATCATGGCCGATGATAATGCGAAAAAATACATGCGTATCGCGCTCGACAAACACCCGGAAGCGAAAGTTTTTCTTGACTGCGAGGATCTGCAGAACCGCGTTAAGCGGTCACTGGAAGATAACGACGAAGTCCGGATCGGGGGCCTGCGCTTCTATTATGACGAAACATTCTCGGCACGATGAAAAAAAGCTTGGCAGGCGAAATCCTGGAAATCCTGGACGGGGCGACTAAGCCTCTGTCCATTAACCAAATCACAAAAAAATCCACCATTACCCGGCATGATAGCCGGGTAGGGCTGGCGCTGGATAACCTTAGAAAAAATGGGGACGTGGTATTGACCGAAACAGGCCTTTCCTCGATTCATGGCTATTGCCGTATTGGTAGTGAGGCTTATAAAAAGCACAAATTATTTTGAATTTCCGCGTTTATTTTCTTGACATTCTTGTGAATACGTTTATAATTTAAACATATACTAAAGAAATTAACCAAGGTCAGGAATATGAGCGCAGAAACCACACATTTACAGACGTTAGCTAAAACCGCAAAAGACCACGGATTTGATGCGACAATAAACGAAGCAAAGGGACATATTGAGATTAAGGTCCCTGCTTATAATTCAAAAACTGAATATGTGGTGGAAATTGCTAAAACCACAAATGAAGTTCTATGTGTATTGAATTATTAATTTATTTAAGAAATCAGCCGAGGATAGAGAAATGGAATCAAGTATACAAAGATTTTTTGATATGTTGGAAAAGGTGCCACGCATAAGTCACTTATGGGATATAGACAAGCGCGAGCTTAAAGTACAGTTGTTTGTGCGTGAACTGGGCGTAATGAGTCCTGGCGAAGTTCATATAGCTAAGTTTTTTGCATCAGTATGGTTTGGCAGTAATGAGCTATACGGGTTCGATCTCATTGAAGCGGTATCCAGTCTCGACGGAAAGGAAATTGATTTAATCATTGAATGGATAGCTGATCCGTTCTGGCCGTAAATACAATACTTTAAAGCAAGCACAAAAAACCAACAAAAGGGACAAGGCTATGAAAACAATATTATTTATTATGCTATTTGCGTTCTCTGCTGTTTCACAGGCGGAAATAAAACCGTTTATCGGTGGGTATGGGGTTATCCAGGATAAAGGCGATCAAGCTGAGTATGTTCATTCTAACACCGGTATAATTTACGGTATTGAATCAAAAAATATCGGTCTGGATATATTTACAACAGTCGGCGGATCGGGTCTTGGTGGTATTGATTTAAGGACCGGATTTCAATCAGGGAATTTCTCATACTGGATCGGGATAGGGTTTATCAGTGAATCTGCAGATGTATCTGATTATACCAATAACTGGGATTCAAAAGTTAAGCGTGTCCGGGATAGTGCTGATTTTATTTTAATTCAAATCGATCATAAATCAGGATTCTATACCCGATTAACACATCATAAATTTGATGATTCCGTTTTTTTTCATGAAACAGGTGTGACGGGATACAATCCATCCGGCAATCCTGTTTATGGGATAGTAAACAGTAAAATAAAAGACGTGTCAGAAGATCGAAACCTGTTGATGATCGGTTACAAGTACCAATTCTAATAAAGGGGCTGCAAAGCCCCTACTTAATACACGCACTCTTATTGTGTTCCACGTGAAGCATTATCGAGATACCCACCATTTCTGGATTATAAACAAGGTTCTCGGCCCATAATGCCCGGCCAGTCCCGCGACCCCGACCGTATAATAAATATTGAACTCCATCCCGACACAGAGAAAAAACACCGTATACGTTGAAAACAGCGAGGCCGTGATTTCACCGAGAAATGTGATCGCGTTGATTTGTTTGATTTTCCCCGATTTTACTTTATCGACGATACTCACCACCGCGCCCCATAAACCCATGATACCCGCTGCCAGGAACTGCCAAGTGGTGGGATCTTTTTCGGGCATATTAACTGCCTCCCGTGATTGATTCATAAATCCCTCTCTTTGGTTTCCTGTTCAATAGCAGCGGCAGCCTTCGGCCACTTCCATTTGATTAGACGATATAAAACCGGATTTGCAACCCCGATAAACAGCGCCATTAAATTTCGATCTATCGTGGACTCGGGCCAGAATACAGCCGTCAACGCAAAGCCGACCGCGAACCCTACCACGCGCGGCGTCGTGTTGTTGGTCTTGGCCTCTGTCCACTGCCGGATCGCGGATTTAATGATCTCGGTTAAAACAAACGTGATACCCAGGACCATGATCAAGATCGTGATCTCATGCGTTGTGAGAATATCGGTAAGGCTCACCGCGTCACCCCGATCCTGGGTTTAAAACTATACCCCGAGAGCTTCATGGTTGACAAAAACTTTCAATGTATCGTTCGCGGTTTTTGCGAACGTAGCGGCGAAAGCGTAGCCTGTGAGAAGGGCCTCGGATGCGCCAGGCGTGGGATTCGTGACCCAGCCATGGGTAATAGATGCGGCGGTAAAATCGCCTTTGGCATAGCTGGCTAATGTGGTTCGGATATCGGTTCCGGCCCCGGTGTTGTCCGCATCCCCGTCGTTTGTTTTCGGATAAGTTGCGGCCTGAACTTTTTGCGTGCTGGCAATCGGGGTAAAGCCTGACCGGTTCGCGGCCTTGCCAGGTGTACCCGCTGATCCGAGTTCGTGAGTCGTGAACGTATTTGTGGTGGCCTCGGCTGCCATGAGCTGGGCATAGAACAGATCACCGGCATCGGTGACAATATTACTCGCAGGCACCATTGAGGCGCCGTCTGGTGACCGTAGTACTGCAAGAATATTCCGGTGTTTTGGCAATACGAGATCCCATTGTGGGAAGATCAGCGAGTTCGCCGATTTGAGGATCTTGTTTTTGAATCCGTGAACCTGTGATCTGATTAGCATGCTGCACCTCGTATTTTTTGTTTGAATCTGATGATCCAGTTCTGACGGATCCGTTTGCGTTTTCTGGTTCCGCTATTCAGGACAGCGACGACAGTTTCTCCGACCCGCTCCCGTGAGTTCTCGCCGCCCCGGCCCATTTTAGCCATTAAAGCACGAATCCCGCGGCGGCGGTAGAACACGGCCATTACCAGGATCATAATGGTTGAGAATACACCCAATAAAAAACCGATCATGTGCGTGTTTCTCCACCGACTGGGATCTGCCATTGCGCCTCTAGGCCCCCGGGCGAGGCTGCTGTGACTGTTAAATCATAACCAGTATCGTCCAACACCTGCGCGGCTTTATCGACGGTGACCCGGTAGAGCCCATCAGTGCCAGAGTAAGGTACTGTGACCGGCCAAGCAATCCCCGGCACATCCACCCCAAGCTTATCTTGCAGGGTCGCCAGGACCGTTGCATCGTTGATATAACTGCCATCAGCCGAGTTAATCAGATCCGAGACCTCGATCAGCATGTCGTTATTATCGGTGTACCAGATCTGGATCTCACTCATCGGGTTTGACCTCTACGTCCCCATTTATTGCCGGTTTCACGGTTGTACTACCGCCCATACCGGGCAGTAGTTTGATTATAGCCGATAACGCTCCGATCACGGGGGCGACAGTTGTATTTATAACCGCCTCGACAATATTCAGGACTTCATTGATCACCTGCACCAGGCCGCGCGAAAAGTCGATATTTTCCGGGATACTCTCAGATTCAAAAATGATCCTGACCCGTGCCATGGCTTGCTCGACGGTTTCCGCATTGTTGACAGTTTCGCTCAACAATCGAACCAGGTTAGAAGATTGCACCAGGGTTTCAGGATGGTTAACGGATTCGTTGATCACTTCAATGATCACGGCGGCCAGGACATTGATCCGGGTCTCGTTGAAATTCACCGTCTCGCTGATGACCTCGACGATCAGGGCGGCCAGTACGTTGATCGCAGTCTCGGAAATATTCAGTGTTTCGCTGACTGCCTGGCTGATTGCTTTTGTGGCGATCTTGGTTTCTGAGATATTCAGGATCTCGTTGACCAACTGAGTACGGATCCGCGTGACCACTTCATCCTGTGAAATATTCACCACCTCATTCTCGACTACCACCAGCGACAAGGCGCGTGCTATCGATTCTTGCAGGCTTAGTACTTCATCAATTAATCGAACCAGGGCCAGGGAAACGGCTTGTGTCTCGCTTACGTTCACCGCCTCATCGATCACTTCAACAATTAACGCCGCCAATAAATTCAGCGTAACCTCATCAATGTTTAATGTCTCATCTGTGATCCGGCTTAAAATGCGAGATGGGATAGTTGTTTCCTGTGCGTTCTCGACTTCATCAATGATCCGGTTTAACACCATGGCAGTGATTACCCCAAACCCCGCTGTCTCTCTTGGGTTGACGGTCTCAGCAATCAGGCGATTTAATGCAATTGTGACGACGTCCGTTTCGTCTGCGTTTTCTGTTTCGTTAATGACTTCGACCAGATCGAGCCCAGTGGTAGCGGTTAATACTTGGGGATGGGCTTCGCCGGTAGCTAACGGAACAACTGTTCCGTCAAAATCAGCGCGGAAATAATACGTCGTATTTTGTGTTGCGTTTACGGGCTGTATCGCTATATCGATCTCGGTACTGGTACTGAGTTCATAAGCGCCATTATTAGCCCCCGATTCATGGTATTCCCCGAGGCCTGTTGTGCCGGTCAACTTTGTCCCGGTGATCGTATTCCCTTCTGTCGCTTGCCCATTCGCATAATCCCAATCATTCAGCGTTCCGAAAGCCGTAAAATCCACATCATTCGTTGAATACGATAAGGCAATATTATTATTTCCAGCGGCCCCGCCTACGTCAGTAATATCCAAACGTAGACGAATAATACCGCCATCAGCAAGCGTGGGTTTTACATTCTCATTAGCGAGCGGACTGGTGGGCTCGGCGCCGTCATCATCGTAAAAGCGCCATTCCCCTTGCTCGGGTGTAAATACCTCGTGACCCATTAATCAACCTTTTCCCATTGATAGCCGCATTTATCATGTAAGGGCTCGTGTGGATCATCCGGGTAAATTGCACAAGACATAGGCCGGTTCCAGTATTCGGTACACACTTTAACCGGGATCCCGTCCCTTTTTTCAGATTTCAATCGGTTACAACTATCATCCTCATTGCGAAACAGTTTGGGAGCTGGGCAAGATTCGCAACACTGGCCGCACAAATTACACTCCCCGGTTAACTTCCATCGGCTTCCATCCTGCAAGCGTACCTCGCTGACATACCCCCGGGGATGAGTATAATCAAAAACCACTTGCACTCTGTCTGCCATGGTTATTCGGCGATCACCTGATCGATCAAGCTGTTCAGATTAGTATCGGCTGCCAGCTCCGATTTTGCGCCATTCGATAAATTATAAATATACTCCCCAATCACATCGGCAGTGCCATAAATAATATATTGGCTTGTATCATCCGGCTGAGTTGACCAAGCGGCGGAAACCGTCGCGACATTTGATAGGTTCACAAAATCGCTGATTTTTCGGATCTGGCCCTGACCCAACCCGCCCACAATTTCGATCAACATGCCATTATAAAAATCGTCGATTGCTGCGTCCGCCGCGTCAAGCGTGATCGCTGATACGCCGCCGGACTGTGCAATGCCCTGAGCCTCTTTACGCGAGACGCCAAACACAAAGGGAATACTGGTGAAATCCCCGCTATCGGTATTAGACAACATGTGATCAACGATCTGATCCAGTTCGCGCTTGCCCTGTCGTAGCAATGAGATCGCCCGATTCAAATCATTCCCGGCGGTTTTCGTGGTATCAATCTGTAGCATCACTTTTGGCATGATATTTCCCTTTTAGTAATTATCCTTGATTATAATAGATGGATTCGTGTAAAACTTCACCTTTAAAACCACCGTAACCGACAAATTTTTCGACATACTGTCTATAGAAAGTCACGCATTCCTCAAGGAAGTCACGCAATGGCGCTGCACTCGGATCGTTCGATTCAGCTTCTTTGACAAGATAATTATATAATTTGTCTGTCACGTGTGAAATATTCAAACCCATCTGTTCAATTGCCGCTTGGTTGCCGTGCGTAACTTGGCCGACTTCCCTGATGTCCCGTAGCGCCTGACTGAATAATCGTCTGATCCAGTAATCAATTTCCTCGCGCTCGAAGTCTGCCTCCGTGTAGTCTTTATACCGAACCATGATTTCATCGTAAGCTTTTTTAAGCGTGAGGATATCCTTGATCGCGCCCTCGATGGGTTCCAGTGCCAGGATCAGCTCACTTTCAAGTTTTTCAATGTCGGCGCGGATCAATTGTTTGTCCAGCACGTGTATAGCACTTTCAGCACGCTTCCTTAAAACCTTAACCTCGATACTTTTATGATTGTAGTTGTGCTGTGCTTCGTTCAAGGCTTGGCGCTTGCGGTTTATCTCTGTTGTGATTTGCCTGATATTTCTCAAGCCGCCTTGATGATTCAATACAAACCGCTGCCAGGAAAATTGAGAATTGCTGTGATTATAGATCCTGTAATCATCGGACAATTCAGAAATTGCAGTTTGTGCCTTTTTTAAATTCACAGTCAGATCATTGCCGCCGAATGAAGCGATCTCTTTACCGTTAAAAATATCCAATTCTTTTATCATGGTTTCCTCTTAATATTGTTGTCCACAAACCACATGTCTAGATACCGTCAAATCGCCTACATCAGTGGCATTGCTATCAGTAGAGAATGAAAATTTATCAATGATATTAACGACTACGGTCGTTATACCTCCACTTGAATAACCACTAATATTTGATGATTGTCCAGCACTATTACCTCTACCAGCCGTTAAATCGCCTACATCAGTGGCATTGCTATCAGTAGAGAATGAAAATTTATCAATGACGTTTGATTGACCTGTTCCACCAGAAGAATATCCGTTTACAGCAGATGATTGTCCGGCAATGCCCGATCTAGCTACCGTAAGATCGCCTACATCAGTGGCATTGCTATCAGTAGAGAATGAAAATTTATCAATGACGTTTGATTGGGCGCCTAAATATCCGCCGCTTGTATAACCACTAATATTTGATGATTGTCCAGCACTTTGCATTCTTGCTACTGTCAAATCACCTACATCAGTGGCATTGCTATCAGTCGCAAAGGGGAATTTGTCAATGACGTTTGAATATGTCCCAGAATCTCCACCGCCTGAATAACCATATATAGCGGATGATTGTCCGGCTGGAGCTTGTCTCGATACCGTCAAATCGCCTACATCAGTGGCATTGCTATCAGTAGAGAATGAAAATTTATCAATGACGTTTAATTGGGCGCCTAAATATCCGCCGCTTGTATAACCACTAATATTTGATGATTGTCCAGCTGGAGCTAATCTTGCTACTGTCAAATCGCCTACATCAGTGGCATTGCTATCTGTCGCAAAGGGGAATTTATCGATGACGTTTGATTGTAAAGTAGTGAATCCTGCTGAAGCATAACCAGAAAGCCTTCCGCCCCCTCTGAACATAACCGGTCTGACTAACATTATGAGAAAGGTCCTTGACCGACGCCGTCCATGACCGTGCCATCGCTTTCAAAATTAATCCTTAAATATTCACCGATACCTTGCGGCATATTTGGCTTGACGCCATTTGGGAATTTATACGCCGTCCCGTATGTGATCGCCCGCCCGCCGGTGCCGTCCTGAATGATTTTGATCGAGTAGGTGCCGCCGTCCACCATGTTCGTAGGGTTATCAAGTTGCGCCGTAGCCCCTGTCAAAGTCACTTTTGCGACTTGCTGGGTATCCAGGTTCCATGAAATATTTACCCCATAGGTTAGCGTCGCGGTTGCAAAGTTTTTCTGTCCTGTGAAATTTTCAGGCGATTTACGGGACATTAAAATATTATCACCATTCGTACTGTCTGAAATTTTAACGCCGGACAATACGCCGCTTGTCCTGGCGGTTGCCCCGGCTGTCACTTGCACCGATGCAATATCGACATTGATCCCATCAAAGTGCGAGCCCGCTCCGGAAAGCTGTATATCATTTGCGCCAGCATTCGTCACCCTGGCTTTTAATTGCTGCCGTGCCCCGGTAAGTAAGATCTGAAACGTCGAGACATCGATTATTGTTTCCGGGTTCTCCCCTTCAAGGGTAAGATCAGCATTAGATAGGGCAAGGTTTGCGGTCAGTGTGTGCGTCCCTTCCAGGAACAGGACGCGCGATCCAGCCACCACAAGGGTATTATCCAGATCACCGATAACGTGTGTCGCCTCGTTGTTAGTAACTTGCGTCGAAGTACCCACGACAATATCCGCATAGTTGCCCTGCAGACCCAGGAGCCATTTCCATAACTGATTGAATAACCAGTTTACATGCTGGAAGGCCGGTTTTTCTAAATACAAAAACCCGGCAAGTTTTTTCGTTGATGTGGGCGCGGTGATTTTTGCCGCCGCGTCATCGTTTGCCCATTTAATTAAATCCGGCTTTGCCATTGCATACCCCTATAGTTTTCTTGCCAGGCCGCCGCCTTCTGTCAGCGTCTCATCACCCAAACCGTGATCGGCACTGCTTGGCCCATTGCCGCTGCCGTCTATTTCCGATATGTCCGCCAGTTCAAGGTAAGTCGTTTGTTCAGCATAGCGTAGATCCAACTCCACCCCGGCGGCTTTTGCGGCAGCCATGGCCTCAACGATACCCACATCAATAACCGGATCTTCTGCGTCCGCATCATAATGTGCCACCATCAGCACACCGGCCGGGTAAAATTCACTAATAAAGATGAACGCGGCACTGGTCAAATTATCAAACACCGTGATCAACGGTTCAATCTGTCCGCTGAGCGAAAGCTGTCCTGTTACCCCGATCAACGCTTGCCGATAGGCGGCGTCCGACTGCCCAACTTCGCGATCCAGATCCAAAATCTGACCCAGGCCGTCTAATTGCACCCCGACTGCAACCGTTAAAAATCGTTCATCCAGTAAATTAAACAGCTCGGTTTCCAGGCCCTGAATACGTGATCCCAAGATATCGATCAGCGCATTAAACTGTGTTGCCCCGTCCAGGTGACGCGGTAGCCGGTTTTTCGCTTGTTGTGCGTGATCGGTGATTTCGTCGATCATACCGTGATCACCGTGAGCCGTGCACTGTCAAAGTCGGCCAGCTGGGTTTCCGTGATGATAATATTATCGTCCAGCGTGGGGCTTGCGGCCGTGCCAATGCGGATCGCCACATCAGTGATCCCCGGCACGTCGTCAAACGAGCCAATCAGAGCGGGGTAGACAATGACATCCTCCCCAATATCCAGCGCATCGCCAAAGGCCAGGACACGGCTCTCGACTTCTAATACCCCCGGAAAATCAGCATTCACTGTCAGGTCGATCTCAATCCATATCGAGACAGATGCCGGCCGTGAAAAGCTGACCGTGTGATCATTACCCTGGCTATCAGTTACGGTACCGGACGTGGTGCCATACGTTTGGATCCCGGCGGATTTTTTGTCAAAGAGGCTATTCAGAATAGTCTGATCCACCCCACCCAGTACCAGGGCCTCGAAGGAGTGCCCCGGTCGGCCTGTCGCTGGATCGGTGACCGCCTCGACATTTTCAAAGACTTTCGCCGTGCTCACCCCGTCCACCGTCAGCAAAGCGCCTCGGATCGCGTTCAGCGTCGCGGCGCCCAGCCCCTGTAAGGCGGCGATCCGGCGTGTCCTGAATTCGGCATCTGTCTCGGCATCCTCGCCTTTTGTGGCGTCCGTCTCATTCTCTGCGCGCGTCCAGCCTGGGACGGAACTGACGATTTCTGTCAGGGTACCAGACAGGGCCTGAATCGGGCCTGTCTCAATGGCCTGCACATTTACCGCCGTGGCCGGTAGTGCCGTGATTGTGCCGGTTGCCGGACTCGTTGGGGTCCCGGTGATCGTATATTCAAAATTGTTCGGATCGACCACATTTGTGACTTGAACCAGTCCGTTATATTCGGCCTCGACGGCATCATCAATCCAGATACGCCGCCCCGCCGTGAGTCCATGGGCGACGACATTGGCCGTCACCGTGGCCCCGGATCGGGTTAACGAGACAACCGATTTCTGACTGCCTGCAATGGTGGCCCCGGCCAGGGTCTCGAATTGATCCCCGGCATCTTGCACCGCGACCAGGGAGCCCACTGGGATCGCCGTTAAATTCGTGCCGCCGACATACAGGATCGCCGCGGATTTCGTGGCGGGGTTTGGTGAGATAGCCGTGATCTCTCCAATACGAGCCAAAGAGATGCCGCTCGCCGTGTTGGGGTATTGGCTGTTATAGACCGCCTCCAGTAATTCCCATATTGAGACCTCCCTGTCCGCGAGTACGCCGATCAGCTTCCCAAATGCGGTATCCGGCGTAGTCTTGATCCCGGCCCCAAATGCAGTCCGAAAAGCTGTATCCAGCTCGGCGGTAATATCCGCCAGGCGCTTCGCAGTAAAGCCGAGACTGGTTAAACCGAAACTCATAACGTGATTGTCTCCGTAAAGGTTTCACCCTCAAGGTTTAAAGTATAACGCATCTCCAGATGGCGCTGTGCGTCGAGTGACGCCTCAAAATCTTCAAAGTCCCCATCTGCACTTTTTAATATCTCCGATTTAATCACCGCCGTGACCACGTCCAGGCGCGGGTTCTTGATCAGAATGTCTTCGCGGTAGGTCGGACCAAATACCAGATCCAGAAACCACTCCCCGCGAAAGGTTAGCAACCGGTGCCGGATCCGCTGTGCCGCCGCCGTCGACCCCTCGACCAGCACGAGATCGCCGTTTTCTATTACCAAATCATTAATCAGTTTCAGGTCCACATCACACCTTGATTTTTTCCAAATCGGTTAAGGTAGTTTGCACCGTTGAGCTGATCGCGTCTACCGTGACCTGGGTGGCAATAAAGGAGGCCGCATTCAGCGGGATAGACGTTGTCCCACCGACTGAGTCAGTATGGGTGATTAGCTGAATATCTGCGAGGGCCTGTGAGAGTTCGTCCGTCAAATCTTTCAGGCTCGTAAACGCATCATGGGCCAGTTGCAGCAGCTCCTCAGCTCCGTTACCGATAGTGATCTTCGTGCCGCTCGAGACCACCAGCTCTGCCGCGTTAGGGTTATTAGCTGTCTGTGGAAGACCTTTCGGATAGCCGCCCAGGATCGCAAAGGCATCAGACAAATGGTGCTTTCGTGTATCCAGGGACTCCCTGGGTTCCGCCTTATCCGCCAGCCAGGTTTCAATCGACCGATCCGCAAATATCAATGTCACCAAGTCACCAGAGGCCACAGGAAGCCTTAACAGCGCCGATCCGGTCCGAGGATGACAGACAGGCACGTTATTAATGATCGGCAAAAGCTCGCTGGTCTTGCGCCCGTAGAATTTGATTTTAAGCAAAGGCTGGACGTTCGCGAGCATCGTATCCGGATCGTACTTTTCGATCCGCCCGGGCATGCACACCCTTAAACCTGTGACGGCTTCCTCAATGGCATCATTGATCAAACTCAACAGTTCGTTATGCGTCCCCATAATTACCCTCTGAAATAGTGGAGTAATGCGCCACGATACTGGTCGTCCAATCCTCGCCTCGTGTATCCCCGGTATGGGTTAACGAAGTCACAAAATAATCCGCCGGTATGTCACCTCTCAATGTGCCGGTAATACTCTCCGACTCGACAAATATCCTCTCCAGTAACCGGATACGCGGACGAAGCAAGGATCGGATTTCGACGCCGTTACGTGTGATAGAGGGCGATCCAATCAAGCCGGTTTGTGGTGAGAAAGTGTTATCTCGGTTCTTACCGGCATTGGGGTTACGAGGTCGATCATCAACATACACGAGCCCCTGTCCGTCTTCGTCAATCGTAAAATCTAAACCATATTGCCTTAAAAAAAGCGCCGTCTCACGAAATGCCAGTCCGCCTACCGAGAAGGTTGTGATCCGTTTGGTATTTAAGATCTGCTCGGCCACAGCGGTATAGCGGATCTGGATATTCAAGACACTGAGCATACTGTCCACCACCGTTTTAACCGGCGTAGGTTCGCTGAAACTGATATTTGTTTTGCCTTTCGTTGCGGCATCAATCCCTGACCAAACGTCCAGGGTTGTGATCCAGTCCGGGCCGTCTTTGATATTGGTCCCGGCCATGAGTTCACCGGCGATCAGCTGGATTTCCTCGTCCTTGTATCCGGCTTTTAAGAAAACTTTGATATTCGGATCGACTAATGGTAGATCAGGATGAATGGGTTTAGCTAGTTTGGCGCGGGCTTCCTGATTCAAATTGTAGATTTCAATCATCCCGTGATTGAATTGCATGCCGTCTGTTTTATCGACCTCAAAAGCGATCCGTAAATCCGTGATCGGCTGAATACTCACCCCGGCAAAGCTAACTTGTGCGGATCGGTTAAACATTTTCGTCATACCGTAACTGGACGCGATCACCGAAATTCATATCGTCCGGATCCGCATAATTTCCATCCAAGTCTTCAACAGACAAAACCCCTGGCGGCAAATCTTCAATGCGTCCAAACTCGCCGATCAGGTCGGGCGAATTCACCAGCTTGATCCCGGCAATTAATACCACTTCATCCTGACCGATATCCAGGAACCAATGATGATCGCGTGCATTCCATCGAAACGACAGATCGTAAATATCCCCATCCAGCTCGACTTGTTCAATGAAGGCGTCCGTGGTTTCAGAGACAGGGATCGTGTATTTCATACCAACACCTTGGGAACCACCCCTTTCGCGTTTACCGGTAGTGCTGTATGTGTTGAATCCTCGGCAATGCGATCCCGGTTTGTTTCGGCTTCATCACCGACAATCAGGATCTCCCTTAACACCGCCTCAAAGCGGATGGACTGCCCATCACTCGATTCTCTTGGGAATTCCAGTGATTGAAATAACATGTTTTTGTAAACATGGATCCCGGTGACAACATCAAACGTCTCGCGAGAACGCTGCAAGGTGATCAGATCCTTAAACGCATTAGCGGCATGACCTGACTGGCGTAGATTTAATAGTGACGGTGAAGCATCCGTAATACGTCCGGTCATATCATAACGCGCCGGAAGCAAGACAACATTATCGCTAAAGATCGTCCCATCCTCGACCGGATTTTCCGTGATCTCAGAATCATAAATATGGCGCTCATTCAACACGGCATCGACTTTTATGTTTCCGATCTCAGCCACAATAATCGTCGCAAAGCCTGCAAGGTTGGTCGGCATCTACCGATCCTCCGTTGGGATAATATTTTCCCGCGCGTTTTTGATCGTGTTTCGCATAACTTTGTCCGTTTCTTTTGCAACTGCCTTTGGATCGTTTGCGCCATTTATGTTTATGTTATTTGTGATATTAACATTATTACGCTGTGTCGTATTTTTTGTTCTCTCCTGTTGCTCAAACCGTCGTTTTAATTCCTGTTCCCTAACTTGCGGATCCTGTTGATCAACACCAAAAAATGTCTTAGTATTATCGGGAATTTCTTTTAAACCGTCTATAAAATCGCCTATCCCTCTTACTGCTTTATCAACACCCGGAACCAATACATCTGTAATAGTGTCCGTTGTTTTCTCCATTGTCGCTTTGAGTTTTTTTGCGGCGGCATCGGTTGTAATAAGTTTACTTTCAACAGCACCTAATGATCGTGTTTGATTATCAGCTTGTTCTGATAATATGCGGGACAGTTCTTCGCGTCGTCGATTAATAATTGCCTGTCCACCGATCTCGCCAATATCAAACAAGGCGTTTATATCTTCAAGCCGTTTAATATCTGATTGTGTAACATCCGGTAATTTCAGTAATGCAGAAAAGTCCCCGGACTGTACCGCATTCGTCAGTTGCTCGACAATCGAAACGACATTCTCCCCGGTTACGCCCGATTGTTTGGCGGCAGATCGGAATATCTGATCGAAGAGTTTTAAGTTTTCCCGGCTGGTTTCAAAGACCCGAAAGAACCCGGCGGCGGCAACATTAAATTCACGAGGGGTGAAAATATCTTTCGCGCCTGTTTTTATGATTTCAAGATCGGCCTTGATCCGGTTCATGCTGTTTTCTAACGGCGTGAACTCAACCCCGACCAGATCGCGCAATATCTGCCTTGATCGCGCAAAACTTTGTCCCAGACTGAAGGCCGCTTTTGCCCCGGCCACACCTAAACCGATACCCAATATTTTACCGATACCGGCGATGCCGCGTTTCATCGTATTGACGCGCCGATTGATTTTCTTTACGGATTGCTCGTCGGTCTCAAACTTGAAACGGGTAACGACTTCTCTCAATGTTGCCACTAATCACGCTCCCAGTCTTCAATCATGATATGCAGTGCGATCAAGTCCCAAATAGATAACGCTGTTTCAATATCCACTAGGCTCGCAAACCGATATACAATGGGCTTTATGTAGAAGGGATGGAGTTCGGGGCCGGTGTGTTCGTAGTGGAGGAGATAAGGCCCAAAGCCCCCGGAAGTCTTTTTTTTACCATGTCCATATATTTGTTCAGCGCGATCACGTTTTCGATCAGGGTCGCCAGATCATCATACCCGCCTGAGAATTCCGCCTCGTACCATTCATCAGAAAAGGTAGGGGAGACAATAGACTCTCTAACGATACGCTTAATCAATTGCGGCGTCCCGGTGACATCAAGCTGATTCATGAGACCCGATGCGATTTTTCCTGAGTCGATCCAGGTATCCAGAAAGCTCCCCCCTACCGGCACATCCCCGATACCTTGTGCCGCGCCTGATAAGATCTTAATGATTGCAACCCCAATCTCAAGGCCGGTCGTGGTTGGTAATTGCTGGATCGTGTAGGACTTTCCGTTGATCGTGATTTCTTTTTGATCCAGCATTAAGACGCCCCGGCGTTAACCATTTGCGTATAGGCACTGCGAATCAACCAGACGCGAGGCTCAAAGGCGTTCTTAAATCCCATGTCCGCTTGTTTCTGGACCCAGGCACTCCCGCCGACTACCAGATCGTCGCCGCGATTGTTCTTTAAGACAAACGGGACCACTCCATCCCCTGATAAGCGATCCGCATTGGCCAGCAAGGACAGAACAAGATTAGAACTACTGGTCTGCTGCAATGAGACCGTGATCGTTGCGCGGGTATCATGAACGATGCGCCTTGCCACTTCTCCATCGGCCCCGGCCTCGTCTTCTACTTGGTTCACTTCATAAGAGACCATAATCATATCATCCGAGAAACCAGTGATGATTTTCCCGCCGACAACCAGGTTAATATCTTGAGGGGCGTATGTGTCTACTTGCTGAGTCATGATTTACACCTGTGCGTTAACGGTTATTTCAAGCGTATGCACTGCCCCGGCAAGTTGCGCCTCAACAGTAATACCTGGGAAATAACGGGCGGCGCGATCTGCTGTTAATTGATCGGCCACTTTCGGGATATTGATCCGATATAGATCACCCGAATCATCCAGTAACGGGCCAAATAAATTATTGGCAAAACCTAGATCCATGACCTCGGCAATGTCGGCATGAAAAATACTGACCCCGGCATCCGTGTAAGGGATCTTGGGCTCATTGAGTAACCGGTTCGCGATCCCTTCCCCGATCCGCGCTTCTGTCCAATCGATACCGCGTTGAATATCGATAAACCGATCCGACACCATGGCGCCGGTGTGCGTATGTCCGACACCTCCAAGCGGGGTATACAGATTCCCGCTTTTTCCCAAGACGGTCGCTTCCTCGGTCGGAGTGATCAAGGTCTTATCAGTGGCAACGATCCCGGTTAGGGTCTTGCCGAACCAGGTCTCCGATCCCGGATCACTGGGTAGCATGTAACCTGCCCAGGCAGCTTCTGGGAATGTGTAGCGTGCAAAATAAGTCACGGTATCCGGTCCCGCTTCATCGGCGGCTGTGGTTGCACAGGTGAAGTTGTCCGCATCCACCACCGAGGCCACCGTATTATTCCCATCAATTGAGATCCCGGTAGAGGCTGAGAACGTCACCGGATCCCCGACCCTCAAACCATGAGCCACTTCATTGACATTGATCACGCCGCTGGTAATGGTATAGCCTGCCCCGGTCACATCAACACCCGACTGGTGGTGCCAGATATAGGCCGTGCGGTTATAGGCCTGCGCAGCCATGAGCGAGAGTACATCTGTGGTGACGACCGTTAATACATCCGCGTCTTCACTGGATGCCAGGAAGATTTTTGATCGTGTTTCCACCCAAGCCGCGATCTCAGTCAGATCGGCGGAAGCACGGTAGGCGGTAATGATGGCGTAAAAATCTGAGTCTTCGGCTTCAATCGCATTAAGTGCAGCCGTATGACTTGCATCGCCTGAATCACGTCGACCAACTTTGATCGATGTGGGGGCGCGCTCCTGGGCAAAGATCGCCGCTGCTGCCTTATAGACTTTTGTGGTATCTGCAAAATCCACTGCCACGGCAGCCAGATTAGGGTACAAACGTACACGTTCCGAGAAAACTGACGAGGCGATCAGATCGAAGATCAACGGCGTCCCAAATCCTGCTTGGGTGACTCGCGTATCCGCCACATTAACCGTGACTTGTACGACATCGGCGATTTCTGTCATTAATTGATCCTCTATTCGTTATATGTGGCGTTCGTGTTGTCTTCGGTTGGGATTTCAACCGTCTCGACGATGTTACCCGATTCACCGGTTAAGCCGTCATCGAAGGTTTCGCCGCTATACGTGAAAGTGACATCGGCCACTGCCCGTCTTTCCCAGCGATCCCCGAGCTGATCATCCAGTCTCGTTACTGTAGTATGGCCCAAGACGCCGATCTTTGCCGCCCTGAATGTGTCCTGAACAAGCACAGTATCCAATGCGAGCAAGGCATTTTCAAGTAATTCCGCCGCCTCATCCACGCCGGGGCCTGCCGGCTCTGAATAAATCTCACACTGTGCAACCAGTTGGCGCGGCCCTGTGGTGGTGCGCTCGATCACGTCATTGCTCACATTATAGGCCTCGCGATCCTCATCAAGACCGGTTTTTAGTGAACTGGATAATACCAGGATCGTGCCGTAGGGTTTCGCCTGCTTTGAGATCTTTTGATTCAGATACATGACTGTCACACCCGCATACGTTTCTAACCAGGTACGAATCGTCTCCCGGATCAAGGCATGGTCTGTGGTGATGGTGAGTGTCATAACGTATCCAGGGTGATCACCGCGGTCGCGTGATAGAACTGACCCTCTTCCCAGTACTCGATGGTCTTTACCGTGAACGTGACGCCGTTTTCTGTAATGCGATCTGATATACGCATTTCTTGCTCACTCCAGATATTGCGCCAGTCAGTCGCATTTTGGCCAGGCGGCAAATCGCGGATCTGTTTGGGTGTCAAAGGCTGAATGTGTGCGTCTGTTGGAATAATCGTCGGTGCCGCCTCCACTGCGTAACCTTGATTCAACGTCGCAGTCCCAGGGCGTATCAGTTGATAAGTTTGCGCACGGGATCGTATAACATCAATAACCGGCATCAGCTCCCCCCGATCTCGCGATCACTGGCGGTTTTAACGACATAGCGGATCGAGCTGCGTAACAAGCCTGTGTCTATCAGCGGATTATCCGATCCTTTCCGCTGAATCGTACCAGGTGTATTGGGCGGGTTGCGTAAGTTCGTCATTTTATCTTTAATGTCGCTCTCGATCAATTGACCCATCAATGACAGGGCGTCGAACTTGGTCAGATCACCATCAATCAGGCGACCCATTAAGCCCTCTGCCGCCTTCGTGTAGCGTTCGCCGTTCTCGTCCATGGTGGATCGAATATAGGAACGTGCCGGTATTTTGATGATATGGGGCTTTGTTTTACCCAGGACCTTATACCCGGTCCCCGCTTTTAAGAATTGCACTTTCCGCTTTTTGGCATCCGCCGCAGTCTTGTATCCGTAGGCGGTACCGCCTGGGTGATTGATTGTGGCGCCGAATTCGTTGGCGGCGGCGATAACGATAAGCGTCTGATCTTCGTCACCGTGGATCCCGATATCGACTGAAACGGCATCCCGACGAATTTCCCGCTCGAGTGCCGCCATGCCGAGATCTTTATCTTCAACCTCAACACTGGCCTTGATCATCAGCTCGCCTCGGTATCCAGGCGGGTGAAGTCCTTGTCGTCGATCATCATGGCGACCGTCATATCATCGGCGGCGGCATCAATGGTTGCGGTATCGTAGAGTCGTAATGTCCAACCAGGTAAAAGAATCATTGAAGGCGGGATCGGTACCATAATTTGACCATTCACGAAAGCCGCCTCCCTGACAGGGTTCGGGGCAAAATGGTATTCACGGGTGAGACTTGCAGCTTGTACCGCACCGGCCAGGGAGCGAAAGACCACGTTCGCCGAAGCATCCTGCACTTCAAGGGCGATCTGTCGGTTCCCGACGGTTGCCGTACTGATAAAGGTCACTGACCCATAATACAGCTTGTGACGCTGCCCAGCCAGGACAACAAAAGACTTGTCGCTATCATTCAGGGTATCATCGAAAATCAATCGGCTGGCCATGGTAGCTCCTATGCAGGTTTGACAGAGAGTATGGGTACTGTAACAGAATTGACCATTTCCAGGTACATCAGGCCGTACTGGGTGCTGGCGATCACAGTTTGCTGATTGAGATAGGGTAAAGTAAACGACTGAGAAATTCCGCCGATGGTCTCCGAGGATAAGGGACCCTGACCGCCTGCGACGGTATACGCCAGGCTTAAAATATGCGCGGCAAGGTATCGCTGTGCGGCGTTGGCTTTAGACCCGAATTTTCCGTCCGGCGCCATTTCTTCCGCAAGATTGATCGCAAAGATAACAAGCTCATCGCTTGAATGTAGCGCCTGGATGTTATTGTCACTTTGCGATATCTTCTTGATTTCATCCAGTGTGACTGGCACGCTCTTTCTCTTCGGCCTCTTCGATCATCATGACCCTGAGTTCAATGGCTTCGCCGACTTTTGGCCGTTTCTTGCCGTCTTCGTTCTGCTTGCCGAAGTTGATCAGATTATCAATGACCGTCTCCGCCTCGACCAGTTCCAGGGCTTCCGGCTGATTTAGCGTGTTAATATCGATCTTACTGGAATCATTGGAATCGATGATCTTGATCAAACCGACATCTTCCAAATGCTTAACGCCGCCTTTCTCGTCGTTTTTCTCTGCTGCCTTGACGATACGGCCCCATACATCACGATCAACAGTATTGTTACCCGGATTCAACACGATCCGATCTTTCGGCCCGGCTGATACGCTGTGCTGATTCGCGCCTTTGTACATGACAACTAATGACATGATTGTCTCCTGTTGAATTTAAAAAACCCGCCTGCCGATAACTACGTATCATTATCGCGCTAGACGGGGTACTGCCGCTCTCTCTTTAAGGTATCAGATATCGTACATGGTCCGCATTGCGAGCGGATAACGTACTACAGTCCCGGCGATTTCCGATTCTGCGTTCACCAGGAATTCAAGATTTCGGCGCTCTGGCGGCAAAAGCTGCACTTCCATCGGAATACGAAGCTCCAGCACTTCCGGATCGCGCTCATACGCAAGCATCAGATCTTCACCAGCAGGACCCGCACCGGCACATTCAGGCAGTTTTTCAACCATGTCCAGACCGAATCCGTTTTTCGGATCTTTGATAAAACCAAGGATCGTCGTATCAGACGTAGCGGAACGGGCTTTTTTGGCGATTACGTTATATTGCGAGATAGGCAATGCCAGCGTATTCGCTTCATGCACATCATTGGTCACGGATGAAATTTGCCCGGTAATGAAACTGACATCTGCGAGAATTTCGTCCGGTGTTTTATCCGCCCAAGCGCGAGACGTGGCACCCGCGTTTAATGGGGCTTGATCTTGGGGAATATTCGGATTATCAAATACACCGATAATGCCATGTGCAGTGTCACCACTCCAGGCAATCGTACTTTCTTTTTCACGGAAACCCCGGCGCAAGGCATCGACTTTCAGCATTTCCATCGGCACGCCTGACATCGATGCACGGCGTAGTTCTTTGGTGCTGTAACCGAATGACTCACCCATACTGAACACTTTGGCGGTGTGTTCTTGGGCGTAGGCGTCGGCGCGAGGCAAATCATCAGCAGGATTGGCGATAATTTTCGCCATGCCGATCTGTGTGTACAGGTAGTACACCACAACAGAGGATCCAGGCGCGTCACGGTTTGAGACCGGGATCAGCGTGCGATATTTCAGCTCGCGGAATTTTTTCAGATAAACCCGTGACTCAATAGACTCAAGCTGCCGTTCAAAATACAGCGACTCGCCGGCATCCTGTCGTAGTTGCGTGTCTACGTGTTGCAGCTCATCGATGACCCGCATACCGCGTTGTACAAATTGTGTGTGTTGCTTCATCGTCTAAGCTCCAAAATTAAGGCGCGTTAACTTCAAGGATAGCCAGGCCGGCTGCCGTGGTGGTGCTTCGCCATTTTGCAAAAGCGGAAATGTCTTGAGCGTTTGCCGTATCAATATCCACGCGGAAATCACCCGGAACCAGCGTAGCATTCACGGTATGGCGCAAGAATACAGCCAGTGTTGGATTCACGGCTTGTTCTGAATACACCCAGATCCGGCCTTTTCGCAAGATCGGAAATTCTTCGTCCGCCTCATACAGTGCGACACCGGTACTGCGTGGAATATCTTTCAAGGATTGAACTGCGACCCCGGCAAAGATGAAACCGGCCGCTGCAGGCAATGCAACCACACCCTCGACCGCTGTCACGGCCAAGCCATAACCGAAATTAATATCCACCGCCGCATTTCCGCCGACAATGTCATGAAAAGCGGAATCAGCCAGCCCACCCTTTACCGCCGGGATTGCGTTCTGATCGTTGTAATCGAGTTGTGGCATCGTCTGATCCTCGTTTGTTACGTTTAGCTATTCAGCTGATCGCGGTCTTCTTTGGGCATCCAAAGATTCGCCGTGTCCTGGGTAAAGGCTTCGCGCGGTGATCGCACGTCTTCACCTTCATCAAGCAAGGCATCACCGCGTGTCATCTGTCGTAGCTCAGACATAGACTTCATGGCCTTATGATTTTTCTGGATGTTATCGACAATACTGTCATAGCGCCCATCGATGTACGGTTGATCGACCTTATCAAGTTCCAACTTCGGATTGACGGTATGCACGACCATTTTCTTGATCTCGTCGTTGCGCAGTTTGTCAACGTTGCTCAGGCCGACATGGAAGGCGACAGACAACAGATCGGCGCGCTCCTGACCCAGCTGATCCAGACGTTCCGGCGGAAGCTCGGCTTTTTCGACCAGCTCATCGATCCGGCCTTTCATCTGTGAGTTCTCCGCTTCGAGTTTGCGGATATGTTCCAGAGCAGCATCAAAGCGATCAAGCGCTGGCTGGATTGACTTTTCTGCGTCTTCGTCAGCAACCACCACATGCAAAGCATCGGCTTTAAAGGTAGATGTTGCGACCGCCTCGCGTTTGATTTTGATCGACATAGCATGATCCTCTCTGTTCTGTTTGTCCAGTTTATCGGATTTATCAATGATTTCAATGTCCAGGCCTTCGGCGGCCCCGTCTTCTGCGTCGACTCTTAGTCTTGCATCAGGTCCGGCTCGCCCTTTTGGTACGAGTGCAACATGATTATAGACGATATTAGTCTGACGGTGATCGTACTTCTCGCCGTTATACGTGCCAGATTCTTCAACCAGATCAACATTGTAACCACAGGATAACTCTCGAACCGGTTTGTCCTTGCGGTTGATCTTGTTGATCGTCCGCCCATCCATCACAAGAACGGTAGAGGTAACAAACTGATCCTCACGTTTCGGGTCGGCAATAATCATACCTTTCGATAACTGGGTCGTGTTGGTTTGATCGAGTTTCCCGATCTTTGGATGACCGTCGGTAAACGGACGGTGCTTGAGTGTGGCGAGGGAATCTTCTTTGAACACATCATCCGGGTGACGTAACTCCCTGGTGACTGTCCCATCAGGCCGGTGATAGACAAAGACGCCGGTTTTCGTCAGCGCAGCGGGTGCCTGCAAATAGCCGTTCTGGTCTATTTTGGGCTCTCCGAGTGTCGCAATGTCGAATCGTAATGGCATTGTGTGAATTAAAGCACCGTTTTTTGATTAATACAACTATGTTTCTAAACCAGGTATCAGATCCTCAAGCACTGGCTGTGCAATACACCGGCAATTTATATCCTCGCCCGGGTGATTGCGTTCCCCGGCCCGCTTGCCTTTGAATACCGTCACCGGCGGCTCATCCCAGTTGAATACCTCACCATCTAGCTTCCTGTGATCTGAGTACCCGGACGAATTCGACAAAGACCTGACCCGCCCATCCCGTGAAGTTACCCAGCGATACCGCGTGATCCCGGATCGCTTCTGTCGGATCTCAGTCAGCTTGCCATTGAATTTCGAGACTTGATCCCGTGCAATCAGTCTTGCCCGCGCCTCTGTAGTCTGGAAATTCTCGACGATCTTGTTTTTGATTTCCGTTACTGACGAACGACGCCGACCCTCGCGATAAACCAGTTGCTCAAGTTCCCCGATTTGTTTGTCTGTCAGTGTCGTGATCAGGGATGAATTTTCTTTGACGAAGGCATTGACCTCCGTTTCCAACCAGGGCTCGGCCTGTATCGGATCCACACCCAGGACCGTTTTTAATTGCCGGCGGTGTACATCTGCCCCGGCTTGTGCGATCTGATCGGCTGACTGTTCAAGCTCGCGTTCTTTTAACGTCGCCGTGAAACGTGCGGCAAAGGATACGCGGATCTTATCGAATGTTGTTGAGATTATATCCGTGATATCGTCGCTTCGGGCGCTGCTTTCACTGACAAAGGATTCAAGGATCGGGAAAAGCTCTCGCTCAATTATGTCACGTAACGGATCAAGTAAAACTTTGGCCTTCGCGGCATGGGATGATTCGAGACGCCGTAAGTTGACACTCGGAAGTCGCCGAGCCCTGACTGCTCGCCGCGCTACCACTTATTCATCCTCGTTATTTTCTTCATCGTCCGGATCGTCGGGCTCTGGATTTGGGTCGTCGTCTGGCTCGTTCAATATCTCCCCCTCATCAATCGGCGCATTATTCAATGCCTTGATGATTTTCTCGCGCCGTTTGGGATCGATGCTCATACCTACCAGATTCAGACTTTCACCACCGAAACGAAAAACGGCTACTTCCTCGGGCTGCAACACACCAGCGGTAATATACGCCACATCCCCGGTAGCGGTATCGTTATACTGTTTCGCGATCTCCGATTCAGAGAGCTGCCAAAGCGGCTGCCAGGTATGTTTAATTTCACCTGGTAGATATCCGAGCGGCTCCGCGACAATGTCCGCAATTCGGGTGACTCGGCTACTGAGTTGATTAACCTGAAAAGCGGCAATATTGTCATAGTGAGTCCTGAGATCGTTCTCGCCCGCATCCCCACCCAGGCGACCTGATTCATTATGGAAAAACCGGGACTTCGGGATCTCAGCGGCGGCGCTCACCACATCAAAAAAGATATCCATCAGATCCTTTAACCCGGAAACCGGCGATCCCATTTTCTCAATTTCTTCATCAGAACCATACAGCATGATGTTATGCGTTGATCGTTCAGAGGCGACTATCGCCATGCGCTCCCGTAATTCAGCCTCGCCAGTGTCATCCCTGACCATTTCTGACAGATTGTCGATCTTCATCGCCATGGTAATGAAGTCTTGCAGAATACTCGCGCCTGATTGTATGGAGACGCCGAACTGTCGCAGTGCCTCCCTGACTTTCTGGAATACCGGGGCTGACCAGCCAAAGTTTTTAATGCGTAGGCGTGGTGGGAGATAGTTGCCCTCGAAGCGAATAATTCTTGACTCATGTACGCTCATCGTGTGCGAGCCGATAACCGCCAGGCGCTGTATCGTGTACATTTCAGGCAAGCCAAAGCGCGGATCGTCCGGATCCTGATAGAACGTCGCCGGGTAGGCATGGAATCTATCCACATTCTCAATCCAATCCACTGACTGAATGGTTCCCAAGGGCTGATCAACTTCCTGACCATCAAAGGCACCGATAATCATGGCGCATCCGCCGTATAGCCGGGATAAAATGATCGCCTCATTGAATTTCGCCTGCACATCAAGCCGAGTAAATTCCTCGGTCATTTTTTCGATTTTGCTGTTATCGGTATCGTGCGTGAGATCCAGCCATTTGCGCGTTGCGTCTTTTGCCGGGATATCAATTACCCGACCGGCGACCCAATCTTCCTCGTAGAGCGAGTCAAGTTGGGACTGGGTAATATTGAAATCGCGGCCGAAATAGGTCCGGCTCATCGGATCCGCTTCACCCCCGAAACCGCTACTCGGATTTATCCAGCGATCCGTTTTTGTCTGCTTTAAAGGTGACGTTCTTTTGTTCTTTTTCTTGAATTTAACGACTGTACTTGCCACTATCGTCTCCTGCCTGCTTTGCGCCTGGCTATACTCGCAACCGTTGAATAGATACCTTTGTCTGCCAAGAATAGCACAAGTGCATCAGCAATATTAGGCGATTTGACACCGCGCGCGCGCATATGATCCTTTGATTCGATCTTTATTTTACCAGAAGGTCCTATTTCAAATTTAGGCTGACTGAGTTCCGCTATCAGTTCAGGATGGTTAGGTATGCTGATCAGTTCATCTAGATCGTGCTCTTTGATTTTATTGACATGCTCGTAGGTTTTCTCAAATCGCCGCCGGGCTTCCCACCAGAGTTGAGCCCGATAATTTAAAAACATATCGATGTTTTTTTTGCCCTTGGCATATTCGCCTGATGTTGGGCTTTCTCCAGTGTGTATCGGGTGGAATGTAATAGGATCTGCTTGGCCTGTTTCCTCTTTGATCTTCTTAGATATCTCCGCCGATTCGCCCTTGACCCCGGCCCCAACACCGATACTGTCAAAATTCACATCTTCAATATCTTTTATTTTACATTTTAAATGCGCCTTTCTGGTGGTCTGCGTGGTATTGCCTTTCTTCCAGGTGTCAATATCTGTCACAACAGATCCATGACCCATCACCAGCGCATTGAGATCCCCGCCTTCGTCTGCCACGTCCAGGCCGCCCCGCTTTCTGCCGCTGGCTTCCATCTCGAAATTAACCGCCGCCCTCACCCATTTAGCCGGGATCACGGCTCCCTCTGCAGAGGCGTGGTAGTCAATATCTATTTCCTGAGCGACAATTACATCATCCAGGCGATCGCATTCTTTGTCATACCACGCCTGATCCTTCCTTGGATCGTCCATCCAGTGCAAAGTGAATACCGGGATTTTGCCGCTGTGACGCTTCTTGTAGAACGGGTTTCCGGGTCCGTTTGGCGTACTGACATCAATTTTGCAATCGGAATTTTGGGACAGTGCGGAGTCGATACGCTCAGGGCGTTCATAAAAAGCGGATTCGTCTTTAAAAAATATCGAACTACGGCCACCGCGTCCGATCTGATCGCCTGATTCGCCAGCAATGATACTTCCGTTTTCAGGGTTTATGATCTTTAAACTCGGAGCATGTTTGTCAATATTAAATCCGCGCGGCAATATTTCCTCGGGTAAATTCCTGAGTAACATTCGCCCCTTTTCAAATATGGAATCAGGATCACCAATGCGATCAACGAGCAATTCCTTTCTGCTACCAAAGCCGATTTTAACTTCATCGACAAAGAGCCAAAGCCAGACCGCAAAAGCCAGATTTAACCAGGTGGCACCCTGATCACGTGACTTCTCTAAAAGCCCATCGTCCCGATCATCGTAGAGTTTTTTTAACCAGAGTAAATATTCCCGCTGTTTGTCCCATAGCATAAACGGGATAGTTTTTACTTCACCGGGTTTATTGAGCCGGGGATCGTAGGTGAATAGCCAATCTTCAACAAAATCAATAATGCCGCTTTGGCTTTGTGCATAGTGGATTTTAGCGGCAATTAATAGATCGGGGTCTTTTCGTATTGCATTTATTCTTCTGTCGCGATCTACCAGGACAGGTAGATAGTCTGGATTATTCCAATCAAACTCAGGGGTTATGCTTTTTGCAGCGTTGCTCATTCAATAAATTATAACTCATCCCGCCATTTATTCTTTATTGCGTTTCAGCTTATCCTGATAAAGCTGCGTGGCTTCTTTTTGGGTCATTTCGGTAGTCACTACACCAATGGGACCGCCGGCAGGTCCGGTGTGCTCGTGTTTCTGCAGGCGAGACCAGCGATCTTTATACCTAAGCCCAAGATATTTCATGGCGATATCTGGATCGGTTATGCCATTTCTCACCATTTTGACGGCCTCAACCTCACTTTCAGCATCAGCCAAGCGGATCTTCTCCAGAAATTCCAGAAATAATAACTCTTCTGCTTGTGCTGGTTCATACTCCCCGGTCTCTACCTCTACAGTCAGTATACGATTAAGTTCTTTTTCCCCACGTTCTAACCATGCGTAATACGTTGACTCACTTATCCCGGCGGCGCGTGCGGCTACACGTGCATAATTCCCTTTACGGATATAATCGGCTATTTCGTCTATTTTTTCTTCACTGATAAGTGTACGGGCACCACGGGTTTCTTTTTTTTGTGCTTGAGGTTTTTTTTTCGCTGTTGCAGCCTTCTTTGCGGAAGTTTTCTTTTTACTTTTTTTCCGTGTGGTCTTTTTTTTTTTGCTGTTTTCTTCCTTGCCTTCTTTTTAGCCACTGGCTTTTTTTTACTACTGGGTTTTGTCATATCATTGAATCTTAGCTAGTTCATCGGCATAGAAATATACGGTTCTCGCTTCCGCGTTATCGAAATATCTAACATGATATTGGACTCCATCCTCTGATATGTATATAGCTATCACCCGCCCCTCAAGGTTCAAGGGTGTTATTTCAACTTTATCATGTAAATCAAATACTATCATTATATTTACTTCCTGCTTTACTTTATCTGATATATCAATAAGATAGTCATGCTTAGTTTCGCATTCCTCACATAAACCATCATACCAATCTGCTGGGTCTACATCAGCACCACATACTTTGCATTTAGTCATTTCAATATCTCGTTATATACCTTATTAATTATAGTTACTTAATGCCCTGGCACTGACCAGCCTACGGTATCACGCGAGCCACGCTATCAACTTAACCAGTTGCCGGTCGGCATAGTTGGCTACATCGTCCTTGTGCAATCTTCGAACGTGCCCATGCTCTCTATATTCCCGCAACCATGCGTCCATTTTGAGCCTGTTATTTATCAATTACCGAGTATCTCCATACAGCATGATATCACTTCTTTTGCGGCTTCCGCGTTGATCGCGTTCCCGTAGGCGCGCAATCGTCCCACTCTGGCGGGAGGCCCATCAGCCAGCGGGGATGAGCCGGATCTAACTGGCCGCCACTTTCCATCCTGGCAGAACAACCAGTCAGGATCTCGCCAGTAGCCGTTAGTCGGGCCGGGCCTGTTAGTGCCGCCACGTCCTGCAACCTTATCTGTATTTTGCTCCCATCCTTCCGATTCTTTGCTATCGCTTCCTCCGGCCTGCCGCTTCTCGTGTTCTGACAACTCGGCGTCGGCCAGCCAGCCATTGCTACACGCTGAGATAACGGGATCCCCGTGTCGTGAGGTCTCGGCAATTTTACCCCTCGACTGTGATCCCTCGCCGTGGGGCTTGGCCAGCCCGAGAGCGTCGCTTGTGCCGACAACGGCTTCCCTCGACTGTGTCCCCAGCGTTTCTTGTTGAATTCCTCCGTCGCTGATTCGCTCCGATAATCTCGCGCCACTGGTGTAGCCCAACCGCTGATTTGATCCGCAATAACCTGAATCTCTAATCTCGTTAAACCTGGATTTAGCAATGAACCATTGCCTATGCCTGATATGCGGCGCACCGAAGCCCGCAGCAGGGAGAACGACAGGCCAGCAGGTGTAACCTGCTCCTTCCAGGTCAGCTTGTACAAGGTCGAGCCAAGCATAGCCGTCCTTGCTTGCAACCTGCTCACCCAGGATCGGTATATCTTTATGTTTGCCGTGTTGAATGAGATGGAACCAGGCGGGCCATAGGTGCCGCTCGTCAGCAAACCCCGCTCCATTGCCTGCGTTACTGAAAGGCTGGCAGGGACAAGAACCGGTCCACACAGGACGGGAGTCGGACCAACCTGCTTGTCGTAGCGCGTAACTCCAGACACCGATCCCGGCGAAAAAGTGACATTGCGTGTATCCCATAAGTTCATCTGGCCGAACATTTAAAATGCTCCTTTCATCAACGACACCAGCGGCAATATGACCTGCTTCAATAAGGTTTCTCAACCATTGCGCTGCATAAGGATCGTTTTCATTATAATAAGCGGTCATGTTATTTATTATAACCCACAAGAGCCAATGCCACGATAAGCATTATTATTCCGTTACATATCATTTCTGCGTCACTTTGTGGATTGAAGTTCCATCCATAATATTGGTTTTTGGATATTCCAAACATTACAGCAATAAATAAAATATATTTATTCACTTTAAACGCTCCCATTTAAAATCAGGGTATCGTCCTATTATATGCCAGCTTCCTTTTGACGGTATTTGTGGCATAGCCTTAACGCACTCGTCGCAATATGTCCTGTATCCACCAGCATTCTCTAGTGTTATAGGTGCATCGCATCCAGGACAATATTCGATGTTAATCATTCCCAGCCCCCGCTATCTCTGCGCTTCCTGTATTCTTCCTGGCCCCGGTAGAATCAGCCTAGAAGACCACCGATGAAAAACAGGATCATACTGATTATGAATACTTGCCATGTTTCATACATTAGCTTTTTGCCTGCCGTTGCATTTTTCTCTCGGTCCTTCGCATCCTTGGCAAGGATCTGTACCTTTAATTACTTCGCTCATAACTATTGCACCGCCTAACAAACATGTTTGAGGAACATAACCTTGCATTTTTGCCATATCTAGCTGCATATCATCTTTGTCTGCTTCTGTTTGTTCAAAATAATGTGGTTTCATATCAATCCCTCACCTTGTTTGTTCGTGTGTTAGGTTAGTCATTAACTCTATTTTTTATCATATCCCAGACTATTTCATACTCAGGCCAGTCACTTTCTACCACAACACATTCTAATATTGGTTTTCCGCTACATTCCCTGTAAGATGCTACCTTTTCTTCCAGCTTAATAAGCAACTCTTTTTCATCGGGGTCAAGTGCTTTAGTAACGTCCGAGTGTTTTAATACCGTATATCTTAATTCTCTAGTAAACTTATCCATCACCTTCCTCCGCTTGTTCGTGTGTTAGGTTGATCATTTAAAATATCATTCCATTCTTCCTCTGTCGGCGCTCTTGTTTCTTCACACATAGTGCATCTCATCTTTGTGTAATTTCTTGGAACAGTCATTGTTTTTTTAAATATGTGAACTCCGCCATTTAAACAATCTGCCTGATATGCTCTATAGCTAAAATATACAGATGTGCAATAAGTAAATGTTTTATAGCAGCTTCCACATTCTTGCTCATGTAGCCGGTCTTCCTCGTATCCGTAACCATCATCATGATTGATTTCTTGCTCGGTGCCGCAATATGGACATTCTATATCATCCATCACCTTCCTCCGCTATTTGCCAAACTACTTGCATAATAGCTTGTTCTAATTCTTCACCTGTATCGACTATATTTCCATCTGTTGAGTGAACTGTCCATGATCCATGAAATAAAACATCAGGGAGAATACGTAACTTAAAATACTTAACCAACTCCACAAGCTGCTCGGCGTTGTTAAACGGGTCAAATTCATTATCGCCATGCGTATAGTATTTGTTTTCTGCTTTAAGTAAGACCTTTTTATCTTGTATATATGGATGCAGAAGCAATAACTGGGCTACCTTTAACCGCTGCTCAGGTGTGTTTTTGTATTCAGTCATGACTTGTACCATATTCTGTTTTATATCCGAAATGCTGCTCTGCACATTTTTTGCAAAACCATAGACCACAATACAAACAACGATACATTTGTGACCAGTGAACAAGCTTTAGACAGCCACACCTTATTGTTGTGTGCTGTGCAGGAATTTTATCCACTTCCTGAGCCTTAATAAGCTTAAACTGCTCATAGTAACGCTGGCGATTTTCTTCTTTTTGTTCTTCGTTCGCTTTACTTTTATATGCTGGTAATTCAGTCATAATTCACCTATTCAATTAATTCCGGTATCAATTCAGGTGAATTGGAGTTTTATGCCTTGGCAACATTCCAAAACGAATACCACCACCTACAAATCTACGAGTTTTAACTTCTTTACCACATCCAGGGCATTTGCATAATTCACCAATATTTTTAGGTGCGTACTGTTGGTATTTGCCGTTCCAGCCTTTACCAGCTTTTGCTCCAAACAAAAATGTTTCTCCGCTATAATCACACCATCTTGCGCCTGAACTATACATCACTTTCTCCTAAATTGGTGTAGAGGGTGGGAGTCGAACCCACACGAGAAAATTTACCTTTGCGCGATGGTTTGAGACCAAGATTCGCTTTTCTCTTAGGTAATTTAACGTCTACCAATTCCGCCACCTCTGCTATTAACCTTTAAAGTCACTATATGGATTAACCATTGATAAAACCCGATCACGATCTAGCTTGTCGTTAATTAGATCTTCGAGAATATCCGCTTCTCTGTGTTTTCCATCGCAAGCTTTAGAGTTCCAGTAATCATCGAAAGTGGCAGCCTCAACAAGCACGGAAATTTGACCAGCTTTACTGATTGCGTTTTTATATGTGCCTTTGGATATATCTGTCGCCAGCTCAATTATTCTTTGGGATAGACCTCCGCGATCAAGTATCTCTCCAGCTTTCCTTTTTTCGCTTATCTTCATATCTCAATCAGCCCTTTATCCAGTAACTTCAAGCAATTCTTGCAGGTCACAAATTCTTTTTCCGCTGTCGTATTGTCAGAGTATTCAACATTACACAGTATCTCTGACCAACCATCAGGATCGCTTTCGTTAGGTTCCTGCGTTACAACCTCGTAATGTGTTTTTGTGCTCATATTTTGATTAGCTCTTTATCCAGTAACTTAATCTGTGTCTCTATAAATTCTATCACATACTGTAATGTTTATTTTAGCACTATGTTAAATATATCACCATTAAATTGTTATTTTCTTATAAGTGAAATCTAACATAAGTACTTTTATCACAATAGAATGGCATCCAAACAGGAATAACTGAGCCTTTCGGGTTGCCTTTTTGTGGTACTCCGTCCGCATCCTCAAAACTAATACGCTTATCCGGTACATAAATTATTTGCGCCTTATCCTCCACCCAGTCCTGATACCATCCTGTTGATCTGTCGTCAGGTAAGCACCCGATAATAATTAAACCTTTCTGTGATTCCTTGTATGCTTTTTCACACCAGATGCCTGGGTTTGAATAAGGTGGATTCATCCATAACGCAAACAACCCTTGAGGTGTTTCCTTCCTTCCTAGTTCTTGACACCAGTCAATAATTAATGAATTATCTATCTCATCCCAATAATTATTGTGACATTTAGATGTATGTGTCTCTGCGCAAACGTCATAAAATATTTCGATATTCACTAAGTCCTGAATGCGTTCAAATACAAATACTGGCGTCTGTCGTTTGTCTCTGTCAGGTTTTGGTGTCTTGCTTTTTGCATAGGCTTTCATTATTTGTATTCCTCGTTATACTGCCTAACAAGCTCTTGCATACTTTCACCATTAAAAGAGATACAAAAACCCAGCTCGACCAATGACCAATACAGATCCCCGCATTCCTCGCACATATAATAGTTAGCCAAGGCTATTTCCCCACCTTCGCCATATATGCGATCTTCTATTTCGTCTTTAGGTTCTCTATATCGTTGAAACACAAGCACCGGATAACCTAATCCGATTAATTCTTTACAGCTATAACACCTCTGGCGGCGTGACGTATCAAGCAAAGTATAATCATCAGGTCCACAATAAAACCATTCAAAATCATTATACCCGCAATCACAAGATAAACTCATTATTTGCGCTCCTTAATCACATCCTCGATATTCTTAAATATAGGCTCGTATTCAATAACCCAGACAAACGGATTTTTATCCCATCCATTACCGTTTTTATAATTTATTTTGTCCCACAAAAACATAAACCTATCAACATAACTGCCTGTTTCATTATCCGGCTTGCACCCTTCCGCTCTGGTTTGACTACACGGCGAGTTTGTGTTTTTCGTCCATCAATAGTGGCCTTAACTAAATCAGGTTTCATTAATATCGGTGTAGCTTTCATTTACTTCGATTCTCATTTAATATCGGCGAATTGCCAAGCTGTCTGCTTGCCGATATATCAGGTCTTTTGACGTTCATTCCTTGTAGGTGTTTTATCGTCATACGCTTTTTTTAAACGTCTTAAATATCTAGTCACATATTCAAGATCATCAGCTACGCATTCAATTAAATCAGCGGGGATATATTCATTTATAACCCCGTCTTTTGATATGTCTGATACAGCACCTTGAAACCTTCCTCTGACTGTATCATCAAGTTTTATTTTTACATCAGGCAAAGCATTAACCTTTTAATCTAGCGACAAAATTACCAGCTTCGACAAACTACCCGGCGCCGGATTCAATCCCAAGTCATTCAGTACCCCGACAGGCGAGTCACCGAAACGCATGATATATGTGATCTTTCTTTCCACATTTCGGCCTGTTATCTGTTCTTTGTCCGGGTCGTACTCAAAGAAATGAATTTTGTCACCGGTTTTGTAATCGCGATCATTGACACGCAGATCGAACTTTCGGACACCGCTGTAGAGGGAATCGAAAAGACCCACCCAGGATTTAACCATGTGTACTTTTTCTTCTTGTTCTGGACAGTCTGAATATGTTAGTTTTTCGTATGGGTATTGCTTTGGATTTTTCCTGATCATGTTATGGAAATAACTTCCGCTTGATTCTGAGTTTATCATTTCATAAAAAGTATCAGGGTTGACATTTGCATAACGGTACTCACTTTCACCAACAGCCCCATGGAATATGATCGCGAGTGTCTCTGTTAAGCTATCATAACCGACAGAATGGATCTGGCTTGATGTTACTTTCTTCATTTCAATCGGGCCGTATGTGATATTGAGTAGTGTTTTTTCGTTCATTTAAAAATTCCTCGTTAATTATTTAATAATTTTAAAATCTTCCAGGTTCTCCAAACAAAAAACCCAGTTAGAATTTTCTTTAGATTCGGCAAACGATATTGAATATACATTGTAATCCTTCCTTACTTCATCAGGTATTTCACTGTACAATATCTGTTTTGCTTTATCGTAGCTTTCTGCAGCTATAGAAAATAACTTATATGGTGAAAATGAAGTTTTATCCTCGTATAAAAAAATATATCTTAATAACTCACCTGTTTCGTTACTCATGTTATTTTCCTATAAAATTAATCGGCTTGATTTAATTTGTAGCGCTTCCATCTTGCCCGGCGACCCGCCTTACCCTCTATAACTGACATGAAATTCACGGGGATCAGTTATAGAGACATTAAACCGTTAACCCATAGCCGAATAAAAAGGGGTTCTTTACTCGAAGGCGTCGCCGCCCCTATATATTCTGTTTTTAATATTGTCATCTCCTTTTATATCTTTCGTTTTTTGCCTCTCTTACGGCTGAATGATGAATCGCGCTAAATACACCAAGCATAAAAAATATATAGGCACCAATACCACCAATAAATTTATTTCCTATAAAAAACACAATTACAAATATAGCGCATATAAAAAAATGAACTCCGGTTAAACTAATCTTTCCGTTTCTGAAGTTTTTTATTCTGGTATTTTTCATATTTCGCCGCCCCTACATATTATTTTCTTAATCTAAATTTTCGCGTCAGTTTCGGGTTAAGATTCTTCTCTGTTGCTGAATCATACCCTGCATACCAGTCTTTTGATTCTTGAGAAACGATCTTTATTTCTTTAGGCATGGCACGAAATCCACCATTAACCGCTCGCTGATACCCATCATTAAACTCATTATTCATTTTCCTGCCCTCGGTTTATTCTTGAAATTTAGATGCGTTCTACTTCTGTACTGCTGATGCATTTATCGCCAGACCTTAAACGAATTTCAATCAATTCTTGGTCTTTATCCCACTCACACAGACGAATAACAACACCATTGAAACCGCTGACTTTCACTTTGTCACCTACCTTTAAGTTTGAATAATTCATTTTTAAGCCCTCGGTTGATTTCTTTAGTGTATGTTTAAATTATAAACGTTTTAACTGGAATGTCAAGAAATTAAACAACTATTTTCAAAAAATTTCTACTTTTCTTTTGATACCAGCCATGGCCCACACATTGACACCAATCCGCCTGCAAACCTCATCCAGTAAAATCACCTGATTAAAGTATTGGTTTTCCCAGGTTTTCACCCCGATAACGTCTATCCCCTTATTTCCTGTGTGTAATTCCATAGTGAGTGGTATCACAAGCCAGTCACTCGATTTTTGCCTCATACCAGGATTAACGAATCCGGGAACGGTTAACATAGAGCCCCCATGGCAATGATGGATCGTCGGTTCCGGCCTGCGTGTCACCAGGCAACCCAGTTCGCTAACCCGCCGCCAGTGCCGTTTGATTTCCGCTGTCGCCACTACATTTCCTTTTTGTATTTTTTAGCCAGGCCCAGCAAAACCCCCGCCTCTGGTTTTTCCAGCTCGACGGATTGACTGATTTTCGTGCCAATTGATTGCATGAAGTTTTTCTCCCATTGCGTCATACGGCAAGTGACGCCCATCAGCGCACCATAGCGCATGCGTTGTGTATAGGACCGGCTTTCATGTGTGGCTATCATTTCGTTTTTTCACCGCTTCCGGGTGCTCCCTCATGAATTTAAAAAAATCGTTTGTGACCATATTACGAAAAGCCTGCAATTTATGTTCATCGTGATCCAGCTCCTTGCGCGACTTAATGTTGCAGACCTCGTAAATGTAATTCTTCGCTGCCGCTTCTCTCATGGCTTGATCCCAGTCAGGCGCGATCCGGCCTATTCGATATAGATACACCTGAAAGTCTCGACCCTTGCACAACATAGCCGCTTCCCTTGAATACCGCCCGCCCTTCGTGGTCGATTCGATGTGTTTCATGATCCGCTGTTTTGTCATCTGGTCAATCGGTTGCTCATCATCGTCAACCTCGATCAGCATCATGCGAAAACGCGATCCCTTTGCGAACCTTTTCAATGGGTGTCCACCCTCATCGCTTTCATGCAAGTGCAGGCGCGTTACATATCCACTTGAATCAGACCATTTGTTATCAATGAGCTGTACTTCATCCTGGAAGGCAACTAGATTCTCGATATACTGATCAGCGTCTAAAACTTGTTCATCAGACATAATTCACCTTAAACATATTTCTGTGAAATCCTGTTAAGGATATGGTTCTGTTTTTCCGATAATTTAAAATCATCATCTTTGTCAGCCAGCGATTGAATGAAATCACATTCCCACTCTGTCAACTTATCCGGTTCATCGAGTGCGTCCTTGATGAATTTTTTCTGTACTCTAGTCATTGTAGTTGCCTTGTTGATCTTTGGCTTTAGACAATGCACGCAATTTACCGAATCCACAATGCCCTAAAACTTTTTCATCGTTAACGCCATTTGCTTTGTTTGGTTTGCACAACAAACAACCTCGACGTGCATTTTTTGGCTTTCTGCGTTTATGGTTCATTGTCGCCCTCGTGTTGCATTGCTTCCCGTTCAAGAAAATTTTCTTTATTGCCTGCCAAATATTCCCGGCATCTGTCCGCCCACTCTTTTAGCGTTTCGTTTCGTAGCCTTTCTAAGCCCATCTTTTTCAGGTTTGCGTTAATAGTTGGGTGTAATGGCTGTATAACAACATACCCACATCGGCATCGCTGATTGATTAATACTTTTCCGCACTGTGGGCAGTTCATTTTATTTGACCACGAAGCGCCGCTATTCCTTCCTTCCCTGCTTTGCTGCGCTTCTCTTTTAATTCGTCAGATTCGATTAATCTTTCCTGACGGTTCTCACGGTAATATTCAGGCACGTAATTAAGGCCGAATTCGTTAACCTGCTTTTTCAAACAAGCATTTTTAAATTCTGGCATTGATGGCGGCCAATCATTATCCCAAGTGTCGAGCCCTGTTTTTATTTGTTCACCAGATAGCCCGGCTAATCCTTCCGCCCATTCGGTTACGGCTACTTTTTCAATACCTTCGATAGCGGTTGACCACTTATGACCGTATCTAGCCTGGAGTTTTTTAAATAACGCAGTCACCCAGACATCAGAAAGTTTCTCCACGTTCAATTGCTGCTGCTGCGATCTTGTCGAGTTCGTCACTGACTTTTTTTGCACGGCTTCTGTTGTCTTGCTGATGTGGTCCATTGCTACTAGCCTTTATCGTAAGTTGGTCGAATTGTTTCCTGAGTTTTGCGGGGCTTAAAATATTTGAACGCCAAAATGGATCTCTGTTCGCCCAGTCGAATATACGTTTTATTTCTGTGTGTTCACGTTTATCAATTTCGCGCATAAGTCTGATTTCATTTGCCCATTTGTCAGAATTTGGCGATTTTGCATTCGGGTTTAATATCCT